TATCAGAATCTTCTGTTACCCAATCACCGCCTTCAACATCCCAGTACGTAGTTTGTACTTTATAGTCTGGCCATTCGTTTTCTGTTGTGTAACTATTTACATGCCAAATGATTCTGTTGTTTGGCTGTGCAGCATAATTGCCGTTTTCAAGTGCCATGATATGTGCACACTTATGTTCTTGCGGAATCTCTGAATGTTCCGTGTTTAATATATTAGTCTCTGGATGTGCCCAGTCAATAGTAAATAAGTATTGACCTTTGTAGAATTTTTTATCTTTACCTAAATACTTACCATCTATACCAGCCAACCAATCAAAGCAATGCACACTAGGCCAATAACTAAAACAGTTCCACAATTGTAACTCGTTCGCCTGCATATCCGGCACATCGGCTCTATCATATTGTTTTTGGAAAAACGCTGAGATAGGCAAACGCCAATAGCACGCACCATTGGGAAGCATGATGTTAAATAAGAGAGCCCTACCTGAAATAGAGCTAACACCAAAGATAACACATTCACGGCTATCTTTCTTATATTTTTCGTCCATGTCATAAAGATATTCCCTCCTGATTTTACAGTAAATTGGTGGTATGTTCGCGTTAAGATATGCCATAAGTTCCTCATTTTATTTCGCCCCAATTAGGTCCTGATTCGTAATCCACTTTGTTAGGAACTTCCAATTCTACTGCATGTTCCATTATTTGTTTTATTTTATCAGCTTGCGATTCTGATTCAATAGAAAAATCTAATTCATCATGTATTTGTATATGACCTATTAAACCTTCTTTATATAAATCAACCATAGCTTTTTTAGTCATATCTGCAGCACTACCTTGAATAAGTTTATTTAATGCTTTGTATGTAAATGCTCTTCTCGTTGGATTGTTATGCCAATAGTTTTTCTTAGGTTTACCATCTTTATCTTTTATAATATTACCCTCAAAATCTTTTTGATGTGGACCCATTTCTTGTAACTCTTTCATACGTTCATCATCTTCTGCAGGTACAAACGTACCCCAATCAGCACCTCTAAGTATTGGTTCGTATTTAGGAAACCTACAACGTCTACCAAGTAATGTTTTTATTTGTCCTCTATTCTGAGCTGCATTCATAACTTTATTCATTAACTGTTTAACAAATGGCGCTTGCCCATGATACTTAGCAAATAGTTCTTCTGATTTTTCTTTTGATACACCTAGTTCACCTTGTAATTTTGTTTTACCCATACCATAAAACAAACCTAAGTTAATTGTTTTAGCTTGACTTCTTGGTATAGATGCCATCTCTGCAACTATTTTGTGAAAGTCTGTTGAAGGATCGTTCTCATATGAATCTGCAATTGCATTTACAGAAGGTAAAGAAAATTTTAATGCATAGTGTGCAACAAGTCTTGGTTCCTGTTGCGAGTAATCAAATGTACCCCATGTACAACCTTCTTCAGGTATAAATAAACTTCTAAGTAAAGGCCCTGTTTCCGGATCCCTGGCGGGTATCTGCTGTAAGTTTGGATTGTGATAACTAAATCGTCCTGTAACCGTTCCTCCATCATCAGATCGTATTTGATTTATATCCGCATGAATCCTACCTTTGTGTTCATATTTAATTATAGAATCTATAAAAGTTGTTCGTACCTTGTTTATTTTTCTAGCTTCTGCTATAGTCTGTACTAAAGGATGTGGATGATTAGCTAAAAATCCTTTTGTAAAAGAAGGTTCACCGGTTGGAGTTTTAGAATATGTTAAATTTAATTTATCAAAAAGTGGAGCAATCGTTCTTGCTGCCATTAATTGAATATCTAGGTTTGTTTCTTTTTTTATTCGTTGCAATAAGTTTTGTTCTTTTACTTCCAATTCTATTTTTAATTGATTTGCTCTTTCGATATCTACCCGCACCCCTAGGTGACGCATATCAACTAAACAAGGAAAAAGATCCGTCTCAAGATTAAAAATATCTTGTAAGTTATCTTCAATAATTACTTTTTTTAATTTGTGCCAAAGCTTTAAAGTTAGTTCAGCATCTTTCTCACCATATGCTCCAACTTCCATTGCAGGCATTCTCCACATATCAGCTTTAGGATCTAATCCTCTTTCTTTAGCTGCCTCATTTAATCTTGCTTCATTCTTACCTTCACCTAAATGATGCCAAGATAATGTTTGTAGTGTATATGAAAATCTATTTTCATCTATTAAAGATGATGCAATCATGGTATCTATGATTAAACCATTGATTTTTATACCTAAATTACGTATCCAACATACGTCATACATAGCGTTATGAAATATTTTTGTAGCAGGTGATGCACAAATATCTTTAAACCATTCTAAAGTTTTCTTACGATCTAAGTTTGGTCCTTGCTCATGAGCTATTGGAAAGTATCCTTTGTATCCATCTACAGCAACAGCTATACCTACAACTTCTCCATTACCTATAATTGAACCAGAACCTTTTGATTTTAAATCTGGATCTCTTGTCTCTAAGTCAATTGCTATTTCTTCTGCATCTCTTAGATCAGGAAACTCTGTAGGCATTACCCATTCTGTATGTGGTACTATCATATTAAATCAAATAAATAGATTGTTAAAATGCATAAACCCATTAGTTCTGTGTACACGTTCATTTCTTTTTACCCATGTCTTTCATCTTTTTAATTTCTAATTCACAATAATGAATTATTTTTTCTAAATCTTGTATGCCATTTTTATTTTTATAACGACACACATACTTTATAACGTTTCCCTGAAAAAAGGAAAGGTCATTCTTAGAAATAAATTCATACGGTTGAATGTGAAAATTTTTGTAGTGATTCCCGCCTATCTGCTTATCTTGTGGAAATGCGGTTTCAAATATATCTTTACTTGTCATAGTTCGTAGCCCTTTCTTGTTATCCTTGCTTTTAGTTTATATAGATTATTTCTAGCACGTGTTATTCCAACATACCAAACTCTATGTTCTTCATCTTGTTTATCTTGGCTTCTTTTAATTGCCTTGATAATTTTATCTCCAATATCTAAACATAGAATTACATTATCTTGTTCACCACCTTTTATCGCATGTATAGTGGATAGCCATATTCTTGCAGGCTTTTCTAAATCTTCTTTATTTTCTATTAGTTGTAATAAATATTCTTTATCTTCATCTTTAGCTAATCTAAATGCATTAAACCAATTTTCTTTTGGATCCCATTTAACTTCACCTGTAAAATCTTTTATATCTTTTATTTCTTCTTCTGTTAAAATCTTTCCCTTACACCATAATGTATAATTATTTGATGCACTATACATTCTGACTTTAATACTTTTACCTCTATTACTTTCAAAATATAAACCTTTCTCTATTAACTGATCTTGTATTTTTAACAATCTAGATATTGTTCTAGTTAATATTAACCATTTACCGGTTGATAAATCTATTTCATCTATATTATTTATTTCTTCACATTTACCTTTAAAATTTCTAGGGTAGTATTGTTTTAATTTTCTTAGACCAACTATATTATTTATAGGTACAATAGATTGTTCTTGTACTGCTTTAGATATTCGTTTAGAATACTTGAGAATTTTTTCTTTCGCAGGTTCATTTATGAATCTTTTTACATCAGCTCCAGCCCATGCAAATATAGCTTGATCATCATCACCAGCTAAATAGATATCTTTAGTTTTTGTTTTTAAAATATCATATAACTTCCATTGTAGAGGTGATAGATCTTGAGCTTCATCAATAAATATAACATCAAATTCTGGAACTTTACTAGGATTATCAATCAACATTTGTATCATGTCATTAAAATCTAATAGTTTCTTTTTGTTTTTATATTCTTTTAAATTATCTTTTATATGTTTTAATTGTTGCCAATCTACATTCTTAGGATCATGTTCCTCTAAATCAAATTCTTCTCTTACAGTTGTACATCTATTTATTGCTTTATGTATAATTTGAAAATAAGGATTATCACAAGTTAGATAATGTGATTCTTCTTTGTTATATCTATCATAATATTTTACCTGTAAGTTTAACATCTTACCAAACTCTTCGTAATGATACGGCTGCATAACATCTTCTTTATTTACATTTAAACATTCAAAACCTAATGAATGTAATGTTTTAAAATAAATTAATTTTTTATTTTCTGCTGGCATTCTTTCTTTTGCTTCTAACGCTGCTTTTTTAGTAAATGCAAAGTAACCTATTTTATTAAGTGGTACACCTTTTCTTACATATGCTTTGGCTCTAGATATTAATTTATATGTCTTACCTGTACCTGGAGGACCATAGTATTTATAAATCATACTACTTCGTCTTCACTTTCTATTTCTATTTTTTCATCAATATCTTCTGGTTCTTCAAAAATAAATAATGGTATCCTTGCTGCTTTTACAGGTTTGAAATAATTACCATCACTATCTTTACCAGGAAATCTTTTTGTTTTACCAAACAATGCTCTTTTTTCTTCATCTGAATTTTCGTGATCAAACAATTCATTAGATATCATGTAAGAAGTTTTTTGTGCATCATACTTCCATTCTTCATTTTTTAATTTGTCAAAGAATTTATCAAACACAAACCATGCAAACTTAGATTCAACTAAAGGTCTACCACTTTGAAAAGATGAATGACTTGTTGCTTGTGCTCCATAGATATGTTTCTGTAATAATTTCTTTAATACTTCTAGTGGACTTGTACCTTCTGCAGGTTCTATAATTTCTATCTTATCCTTTGGTGTACTTAATAATTTAATTATATTTTCAAAATCCTGTTTCTTGATACTTGGTGCCATAACATGTGCTTGTTCAAACATTGTATTTTTAAATTCTTGTTGATTAGTTAGTTTGTAAGTATTTTTAATATGTAACTGAACTGTTTCACCATCTTCATCTTCAACAGTTACTTTCCATTCTGGATTAGGTTTATAGTTTATCTTTTGTAAATTACTTAATAGAGGATAACTAGGTTTATTATCTGATAGTACACCATGTTTTCTTTTTACACATACTGCTTTCATACATACATCTGCAATTAATGGATCAGTACAAGTAAAACCTTTATTTTGTTTTTCCCAACTACTAATCTTCTTTTTAATATGATCATCTGTCCAATGTTCATCAAAAGAAAAATACTTTCTACCTGCTTGTAAAACCATTTTTTGCCAACTGTCTGCATATTTCTTTTTAGCAAACACCATATAATTATATAAAAATCTATCTCTACCATCAGTAAAAGTCATCTGCTCTTTAGTTAGTTTCTGTAAACATGGTGGTCCATCTTGAAATTCTTCACCACCACCTCTTAGTTCTTGATTAATTAAATCTTCTCTTACATTTTTAAAATTTTTAGGATCAACTAAATTTAGTTTAACTACTTCCATAAAAGTTTGAAATGGCATTAACGTTCCATCTAAGTTTAATGCTTTTCTATCTTCACCATTGTAAGGTAAGTTAATGAAGTTTCCATTTGATAACGTTCCATCAATAGATCTTAATTGTGTTTGTTTAGGAAATATTTCTGTAGCTTGTGGTAGTTTAAATACAAATAATAATTCTTCTAAAAAGTTTCTTATCTCTTTTGCTTTTACCAATCGAGTAGTGAACACATATAAATGTAGTCCACCACTCTTAGATAGGATAGGGATGATTGGTAATTTCTTTTCTTGAATTACTTCAAGATAGAATTTTCTGTTTATTGGATATTGGTCAACATCTATTGCACCAAATCTTGCCATACCTTCATCAGTACATGGTTGTATACCAATTGACTTTAAACCTTTGATATGGTCTTCGTAATCTTGATCTGTAACTGGACTTTTAGTCCATTCATGTTTCCATTTCTTTTTGCCTGTTTCCGGATCTACATATCCTTCATCTATTTTACAGACACCATAACTTCTTTTTAAACCACTAAAATATTCTATGTACTCTTTCATATATTCCTATCCATTTAATTTTTAAGGAGGGCCAGTCTCCCGGCCCTTACCTTTTCTTGCAAGTATTCCTTTAAGGAATTAGATAATATCTTCTGACTTTGCTTCTTCAACTTTCTCATACTTAGGTTTACTAGAACCTGATGATACTTGTTTTTGAAACTCTTGACCCATCTTATATAAGCCTGCATCTGATTGATCAGAAACATCTAACATTCTAACCATTGATGGTTTATAGATATGCCAAGTTTTATCTCCTGCATTTTTCTCAGCAGTTTGTAATTTAAATACTGCAGAGTATGCTGCCGGTTGAAAAGAACCTTTATCATCTGTCATTCTTAAACTAGAAATAAGATCATTTAGTTTTCTTGCCGGTGTAAGATTAGATGATCTCATAGTGATCACTGCTTTTCTTGGCGCACCATCTATGATTGCAATAACAAAGAAATACATAGTTTTCTCAATATAGTTACCATTAGATAATCTATACTTGATACCTCTCATTTCTTCTTTTGCATCAGCAGGTGGAGTTAAATGTGTTCCAACAGGTGCTGAAGGACTATCTCCCATTTCTTGCCACTCCGGCCATCTAGTTTGTGTATGTGCTACAATAACTTCGATACCTTTGTTTCCATCAATAGGTTGTCCAAAACTATTGGAATATATCATACCAGGTTCAGCTCCCTCAACGTGCTTTGCACTTCTTGAGTTACACTCTGGTGATAGTTGATGTAAGATTTTCAGAATCGGTGTTGATACGTCATCTGATTTGATTTCCTCTGCACCTTTACCAGAATCGGCTCTTAGGTTTAGAGATGCTAGTGCACCTGCACTATTCTTTTTTACGACTTGTTTGTCCATACTATTTACTCCTTTATTAGTTTAGTATTTTATTAGTTTATTTTTTAGTAGTTACACTAGTTCGGTTTCCCTCTAGTGTATTAAACAGATCAACGGGAACTTCTTTACCTTGTTCTTTCCATTCACGCATCACTGCAGAGAGTCGAGCGTGGTGAACCTTCTCTTGTTGAGTTGGTTCATAGCCACGCTCCCTCGCAAGGCTAGCGTATTCGACAGCCTTGTTATCTTCGCCTTGGCCAAATGTTACTGTGATGTTATTATCAACAATATCACCTAGACCATTGTCTCGAAGCCATTTAATACCTTCCTCTTTTTTATCTGCTTTAAAGGAAGCATAAAACTTTTTACCTACAGATAGTTCAGAACCATCTTTAAGTTTTATAGTTTTTAAATTTTGTTTCTCCATTATTTCTGGAATAGTAATTTCAGAAATATATTTTTCTTGTGATTTTAATTCTTTAAGTTTTATTTCTGTTGCAAGAATCTGTGCACCAACAGATTTAAATTGTTCTATCGCTTCTGATAATTCATTAACATCAACGTTATCAGTTTGATCAGGTGCATCCTGTCTTAAATTTATATTCATAATATTTCCTTTCGTAAAAGGTATATATAGGAGAATTTTATATTGTCAACTAGTTTTGAAAAATATTTATTTCGATTGGGTAGTATGTTTTTTCCTGTCTGTCCCATTTTAACAACTTATATTTGCCGTTAGTCATATCAGAAACTATTGAACATGTCACTCCAATAATTGCAGGATCACCTGATAATAATAAATAATCATCAGTTGTAAAACTTTTTAATTTATCTCTTATTTGAAAAATTAATGGACCAGGTGAAAAAATCATTTGAGCTTTTGCAGGAAGCATGACCGTAATTTCGCCATACTTTTGTGCACCCATTACATTATACTTGGGTTGACCTGTTTCTCTATCGACAGGAATGTCTTGTACTAAATATACTTTGCTCATTGACTTTTATACTTTTATAAACTATATACACTTTTAGAAAGAAAAAGCAAATTATGAACTATAAATTTAAAACTAAGCCTTACGGCCATCAATTAGATGCATTAGAAGCATCATGGAATAAAGAAGTATTTGCCTATTTTATGGAAATG